AATGATAGGACCTGCAGGGTGATTCAGTTCACCTACTGCACGCTGGGTTTTCACCTGTTCCTTATCATACTTAGAAACTGCTGATTCCAAAATTGCTTTTGGATAAATTCTTCCATTGCGGTTTTTCTGTTCCGCTTGGGCAAAGATACCTTCAATAATGTAATTCTTACCGCCGCCTTCTTTAGCTTCGACGATATAAGAAACCTGTTCCGTATGTTCTGTAATCAGTTTCATTTGAATCTACCTTTTACCCATCATGCTGCCGAATTGCTTGGCAGCTCTCATTGCTTCTTTCTCAGTGCGCAGAGTATCGACCACCTGGTTGTCAAACATTACGTTGAACTTACCTTTAGTGTCTTTAGTTACCATTGTTTCTCCAGCTTTTGTATCTAAGACCTTAATGATCTTTTGACCTCTTGGAGCAATATTTTTGGCAAACTCTTTAAAGCTCTGCATCTTCTTCTGTTTCTTCTTCTTCAGTTTCTACTTCAATTTCATCTTCATCATCAATATCAATGTCCTCTTCAGGATCAACACCATTATACACTTGGTTAGCGATCATAGCCTTATGTGATTCAAGGCGATCTGCTAAACGAGTATTAATCATGTCAGAGAACTGCTTCTCTGCCTCTACAAAGTTCTTGTTCGCGACATTGTCTAAAAAATTATCAATATTCTCAACCATTGAAAAAGTCCTTATAATTTTATTTAAAAGTATTTATAATAATTTTGTTTTTAATCAAATATCTGGTTCTTGATCTTGATCCGGAATTTCACCGTCCTTCTTTTCTTGATCAATTTGATCTTTCATAGTTTTGATATCGTCATCGGTCAGCATTAATACGTTCTTTTGTGCCCATTCCTTTGAATAGAATGTGCCGAGATATGGTTCAATCTCACGAAGCATATTGACCCGCTCTCTTAACATTTCTGAGTTTTTCAGCTCAGAGAAGTAATTGTCTGTAATATAATCTACATGCAGATCGCCTTTCCAAGATTCCCAGTCGTCCTCTGTGATTATGCCTTTGAGAAGTAACTGTTTTTTCAAAATATTCGTGAAAAGATCAGAGAATCTACGACGAAGCCTTTCTATGAACTTTTGAAACTTAAACTCGTCTCTGGTAATCTCAGAAGTTCTTCCAAGAATACCTCCGCCCTGTTCTTCTGGATTGATTCTACCAACAGGAACGTTCAGAGCTTTGAAAACTTTCTTTTGGAAATACACAATGTCATCAATCTCTCCGAGGTTTTGTCCTCCTGGAAGAGTTGAGATCTCAGTCCCTCTACCGCCTTCTCTACGAGGAAGCCAGAAATCTTCAAGCATTGACATGTGTTTAGAATCATTTTTCAAATCGCCTGTATTGGCATCATAGACAAGCTTGTTTCTATAGCGAGTCATAATGTCTTTCAGATATTGTTCGGCTTTACCTCGAGGTAAGTTACCCACATCGATATAAAAGATTCTTCTTTCAGGCGCTCTAGCCAATCTATAGATGATTAATGCATCTTCCATCATCCGAAGCTGGTTAATAGGCTTCATTGCTTTATCTAAGTAGGAAATAACTTTCTTTCTATTTGCATCCAATAAACCACTAGTCACATAACTAATAGCATCAGGAGAGATTTTTAAAGCATTATTATTCTTTTGACCACCGGAAATATTAGTGCCTGTTTCACTTTCCGTATAAATGAAATATTCTTTAATGTTTTTGACAATATTAGCACCAGTAACAGGGTCTTTTTCTTTTTTGATCTCTTTGACTTTACGGATCTTAAGAGCATCAATAGGCCTAATTTCTTGAATACCCTCTTGAGCTTTAGAGGGATCAATAACTAGGTGATGATAGATTCTACCATCAATATAATACCTACGGAAAATATCGTGGCCATAGTTTTGAAAGTCCAGCATAGCCGCAACATTATCAAATTCTTCTTTGATTTGCTTTTTAATAGAATCTGTTGTATCTACGTTATCTAGATTTAGTTCAACAACTTCATCTTCTCCAGAAATGACCTCATTGACAATATCTTCAATGGCTGCGTCAACCTCTGGGTGAGCTGCAACATTTCTGTATTTTTTAATTAGATCTTTATCGTCTTTTGCTTTTTCGCCACTCAAATCGATATACGAACCATAGTGGCTGCCGGCCGCAGTGATATAACCTGCGCCATCATCATCTAAGGGCGGAACAATAGATGGAAGCTGTTTCTTTTCTTGTTCTCTTCTGGATCTGCGAATCTCCAGTCCAAAGAGTTTTAAGCTATCGTCTGCCAAAATACTTCTCCAAATGCAATTGTAGGGGAGAGCCTATTCCCTCCCCTACTTTATTTATTGCAATCTTAACTAGGTAGTTGTGTTAGATTCCCAGTATTGAACCTGGAAAGTTACAGAGAACTCTTCGATTGCCGCTGCAGGATCGTAGGACAGATCGATAGGATCAATATTGGTTGGGAAACAACCACGGAAGTTATATGTCTTAAGGACTGTTTCGTCCTTATCTAATTGCTCTACAATCAGGTCAGCTTGGTAATCAGTAGGGTTTACCAGACCAGTGTTTGCAGAGTGTGCATTAATACCGTTCATCCATCTTTCCATGGAATCACGGACGACGAAATCAGTATCGTTAATGATCGTTGGTGTCCATACGTCAAACGTACGATCACCTGCAATCTTTAACTCACGACCTCTAAACGGTACAATGATCTCTTGCATGATAGAACCAGGAAGCTGAGCTGCCCGACACATGAAAGATGTGACTTCTACGTCACCCTGAGCATAAGCTGGAAAGTTGATCGTTGCCTTGAATAGATTAGGTCTAGCACCGCCACCTTTCAGTTTTGCTTTGAAGTCATCAACTCCAAGAATAGCCATTTCTTATATCTCCTTAGTTATGCGGTTATGCTTGACCTGCTACTTCTTCAAAGTCCACACCGGTTCTAGTAGCTACGAAGTTCAGAGTTACGTAGTTAATAGATCTGGAAGGCTTGATGAAGATTGTAGCAACAAACTCATTGCGATCAATTACAGCTGCAGTGTTATTAGTCGCATCACACACCACTCTAAAGTCAGTTAAACCTCTACGACCCTTGACGTCTCTAAGGACAGGTTCGATGATATTAACAAACTCGGCTCTTGTAAACTCATCATTGAGTTCGAAGAGTACGTTTTGTGCTGCTCTACTAATAGCTCTCTCCAGAGTAATAAACAATCTACGAACGTTAATTCTGTCAAACGCAGATGGACGTCCTAACATTGTCTTATCGCCAAAGAGGGTTACACCTTGACCAGGAAGGTTGGTAATTGGGTTTACACCAGCCTTATACAGGGTATCTCTGTCTGTTTTATTTGGGTTGTACGCCAGAGAAACCACATTGAAGTAGGTACCTCTGTTTGTACCAGCAGGAGAGAACCATGGAGCAGTGTCTCTGTCAGATCTAGCCATAAGACCCGCAGTTGCACCAGAAGCTGGAATATGAATGAACTGATCGTTGTACTTATCAAAGATCTTAAGGTGCTGGTTATCTACAAAAGCATATGAGCTCTTAGCCAAACCGTTAGCAAAGGTAACAGTGTCAGCAACTTCGTTTCCGCTGTTGTTAACAACTTTTGCTTTAGGTGGAGAAATAACAGCAACACAGTCTTTACGAGTTGTACCTGCGATAGTGATCAGGTTTTCTGCAATTGCATCTGCGCTATCAGCCGTAGCTGGAAGAGCAGGAGCAATCAGGAAGTCTACCTGATAGGTATCTTTGTCTTGAATAAGATTGTAAGCAGTGTTAATCTGTGCGGGAGTCAGAGTCCCAGAGTTTGCGCCGTTCTTAAGGGAAACAGACTTGGTAGCAACACTAGTAAGCTTGTAGTTTTTACCGTTAGTTGCATCTGTACCAGCTTCAGCATCGTTGGTATAATCGGAATCAAAGCCTGCAGCCCAGATGTAACTAGACTGGTTGTTAATGACATCGATTAAGTAGTTGCTGGATCCGTCAGTATTCTTAGCATCGGATGCCAGAGACAGGAACGGATAGGTTTCCAGAACAGTGTTACGAGTGCCGGTAAATTCACCATCTTCGTCAACAACGATAACATGCACTTCATCGTTAGAAGCACCTTTATTGGTTGCATAAGTCGAAGTTCCCGGAGCAGCATCAAACTTGCTCTTATAGCTCCAGTTAGTGAAAATAGTACTAGCAGAAGAATCCGCGGGGCACATTTCTACTTTCAGAGAGTTACCCAGAGAACCTTTCCACTTACCAATGAACGTGTGTCCATTTGTATCAAGAGTGGCTAATTGGTTATCAAACTCATCTCTGTTATTAATAGTAGCAGATGTAGAGGCATCAGAGTCTCTAGCGTTTGCTGCTGTGCCGTCAACAGCTCTAATCGTCAGAAGGCTGTTAGAATAAGTTAAGAAAGAAGTAGCTGTGTGAAAGTCTACACTTGTATTGGTGTCTGGAGCAGAGAACCTTTCTACTAAATTGGCTTCATCATTAACTAGTGTTGGAATATTAACTGGACCCCAGTTAAAATTACCAACAAACGCGCCAGTGGTTGTCTGCACATTGGGAACAATCCCAGTGTTATCAACCTCTTTTATGGTTACTGCTGGAGACTCGGAAGGCGAAAATAAAGCCATTTGAAAGTCCTCTTAGTTTTTCGTTGTCTAAATAATAAGTAAACATTATAAGGTGAATCAATACACCGATAATTATTTATAATTAAACGATTTTTAGAATAATCCAGTACTTTCAACCTCTTTCCAATGAGAAGTTTTCTCTTCTGTTCCATCATCAATGATGCCAACTGGCACTATTTCATCCTCGATTTGTCTCATTTTTTCTTCGTATAACATTTGTTTGATCGTCATATCCGTTTGATTGAAAAAGTTTTCAGTGCCAACATACCATGCAAACATGACTAAGTTCATAACTAAGTCATCATGGTTACCGTCAGATGCTTCAAACGAATTACCTCTAGCTTCAAATGTAGAGCACTCACTGATTGTATTCAGATCCACAATTTCCAGTCTTTTTTCTTCGATTAGATCTTTGAGATTAGAGCAACCAATCCTTTTTACCTTTCTATTCATTGTCATACCAATTGCACCAGCCTTAATCATAGACTCTACATGTGTGTTTTCATATTCAATATCATAGTAAAGTCCATTGGCTACAACCGATCCTTGATCATTAGATTCGATAATGACATAGGCTTCCTTATATTTTTTTGCCCACTTGTGAATAATGTCAGGAAATAAGATAGGTGAAATAAGATTGTTTCTGTAACACGCGACCTGCTTAAATGGTCTAGTAGTAATATCAATGATATTAAACGTTGAATAGTCTTGACCACGGCCCTTAGCTACGTCCACCGTCATGATATAATCATGATTTTCTTTAGGCTCTGCATATACATTAACATCACCAACAGCTACAGGAGGCTCTGCCTTCATGTTCATTAGTGCATCTGCAGAGATTAGTGTATTACCTGTACCGAAGAAAGTATTACCAAACTCCTGCTGAAACTGCAATTCTGAGGTATTGGCAATGGTTTGTTTCTTCCATTTCTCATCTCTACCGGGCACATCCCACCAGTCAACTCGGAATGGTTTGAATTCATTGACCTCCTGCACCGCGCCTTCATAGATCTTATGGAACACGTTACCGATACCGTTAGCAGTAGATGTAATAATAACTCTAGATGTTTTACCAGATGAGATAACAGGATATGTTGAGGTATAGAACTGTGCTGCGTTCTCTACGAATGCAAACTCATCCAGAAACAGCAGGTTAACAGACAAACCACGAATGGAAGAACCAGATGTGGCTGCAGCAATAATCCGAGAGTTATTAGAAAACTCAATAGAACCTTTGTTTAGTGCTTTCGTACCAGGTTGCAAAAAGAAAGGAATATTTTCTAACGCCAGTGTAATGCGCGCCAGCATTTCTCTTGCTGTGGCACCTTTGTTAGCAAGGATAGCAATAGTTTGATCTGGATGAAATAATGCATACCACAATATGTACATACACGAACTGATGGACTTACCAGACTGACGGCATGCTAATACGATAGAGAATCTATTATCCTGAAAGTGATTAAACATTTCTTTCTGATAAGGATACAGTTTGAAAGGAACAAGCCCTTCATCCAATGAAATAACTTTACCATAAGTCTCAGCAAAATACACAGGATCTTGCATACAGCGCTGGTATTCCTGGATATCTTCTTGAGTCCAGCCCTGTTGTACGCCGTCTTTTTTTACCTGTGCATTACCTAGATAGGTTTCGTTCACTTAATAAATCTCTTTGCTACGAATTTGTGTAGTACATAGAACCATACGCCATTGATGATTGGTTCAATCAATGCAGTCAGCCCTGCGTCAAACCAACTAGCTCCCGTGATCAGTCTAACCGTCGTAATGGCCACCAAGATATGACCAACCGTATAGATCACCGCTAGTAAGACTGAGTCTCCAACCAGCGATCTGATAATTTTAAAGATTCCGTTCGTTACTTCCGTCATGTTCAATCACCTTTTCACTTTCACCACGCAGCATCTTTTGTAACTCTGCTGTGGATCCTACAAATACATTCTGTGTTAAAGACTTGGTATCATCAGGCTGACCTTTAGCCTGAGTAACGTTAATGTCTTGGTTCTTCTTATGCATCGCCATCAATGCATGAGCGTTTTCTGCCTGTTGTTTAATCATGCCAGTCAGGACTTCGATGGCGCGCGGGTGTTCTGATTCTTCCGCTACTCTCTGTGCCAACTGTAAACCCTCTTCACCAGAAAGAAGCAGGGATCTAAGAGTCGAACGAATCAGATCTAGATCTTCATCATAACTAGAATGAACATTCTCAGGAATGTCTTTCTTTGGCACGATATCAGTCATTAGGTACTATCACCATTTCCAGGAATTAAATAAGTTGTGGTAAATCCATAATCGCTGTCCAGACTTACATTAAGAGGATCAGGAACAGTTGTAATTCTTTGCATTAGGTTATCAGAATCCGTCAAGCTATTAGTATTACTAAAGCTACGGAAGTCAACAATAGACTTTCTAATAATAGAGTTATCAGAGATTGGGCCGAAAAATGCAGTCTTCATTTCAAAGTCTAAAGTATAGATAATAGTTCTTCTACTTTCTAATGCACCTTCATAATCATCGGTATACGAAATACCTATCAGAGAGATGGGAATATCTTCTGTAATACTCGGGTAATCACTAAACTGTTTCATTGTAACAGTATAAGCCGGATTAAAGAATGGCAGAATCTGTTCCACAATTTGAACAGCATCTTCATTAGTTTTTGCTAAAATATTTAGCTGAAAATTCATAATATATGGAACAGAAGTAAAAAACTTTGTCTTTTTAGTATTATCATCAGTAACAGTTTCAGTAAAGTTGCTAACTTTAGAAAGTTGTCTAACTGGATCGTAATACATCGAGGAGATCTCAAATGACATACGAGGGAGTTTAATTGCAACGAACCTGGCATCAGTTTCCAGGTCTGCGTTTTCTCTAATTCTATCTAAGAATTTTTGTTTAGGAGCATACGCCAATGGAACTTTGATTTGACTAATCACAGCTCCAGCAGCATCTTTTCTTAACAAATAGATGTTATTAAATATGGTACCAAATGTAGCCACACATTTTCTAATTTTTTCGTGGTAAAAATGCTGTCCAAACATTAGGTAGGATCTCCAAATGGGTTACCTTCACTGAAGTCTAAGAAATCGTCTCCGGCAGTTTCAAATACATCGTTTTGATTATTAATTTGAATTACATTATCCTCTGATGTCGACAAAACGGTATGTGTGTTACTACTAGCATCAGTAATTGTTCCGGCCGTAAATAAGTGGAACTTACCGTCATCTGCTCCAACATGTACAAGCGTTAGTTTATCAGAACTATCATTCCAATTAGCAATTTCGCCTGTAATAGTGACACCATTTGCCAAACTTTGTGTAACAGAAGTACCTACTTCAAAAGCACCACTAGAATAAGCAGAATCCGCTAACGTTAAGATATACTGATAAGCATAACTTCCTTCAATATCATCAATAGCTGCAATGTCTGTATCAAAGTCTTCATCATTGTATTCGAACAGCTCACATGTTAATCTGAAAACAGGAAGATTAGATAATTGGTAGAAAGGTCTTTCGTCTTCTACTCTAGTAATTTCAAAAATAGAATTCGACAGAGGAATAAAAATTAAATCACCTTCGTTTGGTCTTACCTGTGAAGATGAATGGCTGGCTGAAACTTCATCCCATCTTTTCTTAGCTACAATGAAGTTTGCTTGATCTCTTAGCTCTACACCAAATTTAGTGAATAGATCTCCATCACCACCATATCCATCAATGTTTTCCAAATACATTTCAATTTGATATGCATCTTCAAACTTGGAAACAACATCCTCACTAAACACTGTATCTTCAGCCACAATAGAACGAGGCATGTAGAACACGTCTTGTCCATACATCTTTAAAGATTCAATGACTACATTTTCATATAAGTCTTGTTCAGACTTAACTTTTTGGCTGAAGTAAAGGTTAGTGGCCATTATGCTATCCTAAGAAAAAGTCAACAGGAAGCTCATAAGTCGTTCGCATTTTTTCATCTAGTCTTAACAGCTCTTGAGTTGCATCGTCATAAATTTGTCTACCGTTTAACTGCACACCACCTGGAAGTTGCATGCCATCAAACTTAATCAGGTTTGATCCCCATTGCTGTTTAATTAATTGTGTCAAGTATTCTTTCAAGAAAATATCGTTATAAACGTCTGTATGTGTTTCAGGATCTACGATCTTAAAGGTCTCAAAGACCAAATAGTCGCCTTCTACGATATTCTGTTCAGAAAACTTACCGTGGATATGTACTCTGTTCTGATGCCGATTAAAATCAATTTGAGGATACCCAGTCAATTGCATATCAATCAATGAAAGATATTGTTTGACCTGTTCATAATAAGCTAAATTACCGATAAAAGTATTTAAATCATAGATTTCATTAAGCGACATCTGATACTTAATATCAAACATTCCAGCAGAAGATCCACCGGTGGATCTAATCTGAAATAGTTTTTTGATAAAAGTAATACTATCGTCTACATCAATATATCCGTTTGTAATATCCGTAGAAGTAACTTGATGCTTTAGAAAAGTCCGGACTACTGCATCAGAATGATATTCCTGATACATTTGGAGTGCATCGTCCGTTCTATCCTCAAGCTGATCAATATCAACATTGATTTCAATCACCGGTGCACCAAGTCTTCTTAGACAATGATCTATTAGTTGATCTCGAGTACTAGGCTTCGCCATGGTTCTTCCTTACAAACAGATTTATATTATCTATTTATTAGCCCGAAGAATCCTGTGAGGAATCCTGTGAGGAATCTTCTGGATAGGTGAATCCCATTTCATCAAACCATTCT